CTGGTACTGCTAACTTAAACAAATTTGATGGTATTGCTAAATTAGCTGCTGCTGATGGTACTGTTGTTTTAGCTAACACTACTACTTATTTACCAGCTGCTATCACTACTGCAGTAGGTATTACTACTTCTAACGTAGTTGCTATCTTTGATGCAGTTTATAGAGCTTTACCAGCTGAAATCGTTGCTAAAGATAGCACTAAAATCTTCTGTGGTCAAGATGTATTCCGTACTTATACAGTTGCATTGAAAAATGCTAATATGTTTAACTATGCAGTAGATGTAAAAGCTGATAGCTCATTCTTCTTACCAGGTACTCCGATTGAAGTAATCGCTACTCCAGGTTTAAATGGTACTTCTAAAATCTACTCTACTAATTTAGAGAACTTATTTTTAGGTACTGACTTATTGAACGAAGAAGAGAAATTTGAAATCTTCTACGCAAAAGAAGCTGATGAAGTTCGTTTCGTAAGCGAATTTAAAATGGGTGTGAACTATGCGTTCGGTACTCAAGTGGTTGCTTTCGTATTAGTATAATATTATAGTGGGGGTTTAAATACTCCCACTTTTCTTCTAAAATCTTAAATTATTAAATTATGCCATGTGCTTTAACTCAAGGGTTTATACTGGACTGTAAAGAGTCTTTAGGTGGCGTTAAGTCGGTAAGATTTGTAGAATTTGACAATGTTGCTTCAATAGCTTATGCTGCTGGAGTTGCTACATTAACAATGGTTGCTTCTAAAAAATTCTGGAAGTATAATCAAGTTCGTGAAACTTCATCTTTTACAGAAACAATAACTGCTAACGTACAAAACGGAACTATCTTTTATCAACAAGAAGTTACTGTTATTATTAACAAATTAGCTGCAGCTACAAGAAACGAAATCTTGTTACTTGCTAAAAATAGATTGATGGCAATTGTTGAAGATATGAATGGTGCATTTTGGTTGATTGGTGCAAAAAATGGTTTAGATATTACTTCTGGTAATTCTGCAACTGGTACTGCATCTGGCGACAGAAATGGCTACACTTTAACTTTCCAAGCAATGGAAGCTGATCCTATGTGGTCTGTATCTGCTGCAGCTATATCTGCATTGACAAACTAAGGTTGTTCGTAGTTGTATATAAAAGAGGGGTGGTTTTTACCACCTCTTTTTGTATTTTTAGAGGTTTGCCTATTTACTAATAGAATGGTACTTAATCTTGACAATCCTACTAATTTTATCTTCACTCTAAATGAAAAAGAAACGAGTGCATGGGCTTATTGGTATTTTCAGTTTACTAATGTGGTTACGAAGCAAGTAATAACTGTAGTAAAATTGAGAAGCACCGATTTAAGTCCTTATCCTAATAGATACAATGAATTCCCTTATGCTTTTTTCAATGCTTTAACAATTGGGCAATGGAATTATTTAGTATTTGGCTCAAATTCTGGTGTAGCTACAACCGGTCAAGAATTGGAAGTTGGTTTAGTAAGAGTAATTGACAATGATACAGTATTTACAACTAACGAAACATTAAATACATATGTAGTTTATGGATAATTTCAGTATATTAACATTTGCAGAGGCAAGACAACCGGACTATAAAGAGAAAAAGGGAATAGGTTACTATGAGTATGGTCATTTAAACGACTATCCAGAATACTTATTAGAGCTTTATAAGAAATCTGCAAAGCACCAAGCATTAATAAAAGGCAAGATAAATTATATCTGTGGCAATGGCTGGAAAGCTGGAGATGTTTACGGAGAGCTTTTTATTAAACATGCAAACCAAGTAGAAACACTTGAGGAAGTAACTAAAAAGATAGTAACTGATAATGAGCTTTTCGGTGGCTTTTATCTTCAAGTTATTTGGTCAATGAATGGAATGATCTCGGATATTTACCATGTAGATTATTCTAAAGTTAGAACTAACAAAGACAACACAGAGTTTTGGATTAAAGACAATTGGAAAGACAGACACGAAGAGGTTAAAGTATATCCGGCATTCAATCCTAACTTCCCTAAAGGAAGCCAAATCTTATTTGTTAAAGAATATAGAGCCGGTATTAGTATTTATCCTTTGCCATCTTATTTCGGTGGTTTGAATTATATTGAGAGTGATATTGAAGTAAGTAAGCACGTTTTAGGCAATGCACAAACTGGCTTCACTCCGAGTAAGCTAATTACTTTACCTAACGGAGAGCCTAATCCGGAAGAGAAAAGAATTATTGAACGCAAGTTTGAGAATAAGTTTACTGGTAGTGATGGCAAGAAATTCTTATTATCATTCGTTAATGATAGTGGTAGAAAGCCAATCATAGATGATTTAGGTGCAAGTGATTTAACTAAAGAAGATTTCGGTCATGTAGATGAGTTGATTAGAACAAACATTTATGTAGCTCATCAAATTACTACTCCGGCTTTATTTGGTATTGCTGAGCCTGGTAAATTAGGAAGTAGACAAGAGATGCGTGATGGATATGAGATATTTAAAAATACTTATATCAATTACAAGCAAAGACAAATTGAAGCAGTTATTAATATGATAGGCAGTTACAGAGGTGTAAAAGAGCCAATGTACTTAATAGCAGTTGAGCCAATAGGTATTGAATTTGGGGAACAAACAATAGCTGCAGTAGCACCTAAAGAGTGGATATTAGAAAAGTTAGGTATTGATATGAGTCAATATCAAACACAACCACAACAAATGAGTGATGAGTTTATATTTGAGGAGTTTGGCGAAGCAAGTGAGAACTTCCAAGTATTTAAAAAGAAATCAAGATTTGATGAATATACCGATTACGAATTATTTGCAACTATAAACCAAACTAAAGCTGATATACTTGACTTAATAAGCAAGGATAAAAGAATAACTCCGGAAGTAATTGCAGATACTTTAAAAATTGATGTTGATGTTGTAAATAGAAACATTGAGGACTTAATTAAAAGTGGAAGTTTAGCTCAAGGAACGGAGAAAGGTGTAATCATACATGAATTAACTGCTCCTTTAAAGGACTTAACTAAAATAGAGCCAGAAACTAAATCTTTTATGATTAGATACTCTTATGAGTGGAAAGATATAGTACCGGCTGGAGAGAGAAATACTGCTGCACATCCAAGCAGAGAGTTTTGCAAACGATTAATGTCTTTAGATAAATTCTATTCAAGAAGTGATATTGAGCAAATTAGTGCAAGATTAGGTTATTCAGTATGGGACAGAAAAGGTGGTTGGTGGACTATGCCAAGTGGGGAACATTCTCCAAGCTGCCGACACGAATGGAAAAGCAATATCGTAATGCGTAAAAACAAATAAAAATGAGCAAGAACATACTTATAATTAGTCCTAATTCAATTAAAGAGCGTAGTGGTTTAGCTGGTAACGTAGATGAGAAGCTACTTTATCCAGAAATCAAAACGAGCCAAGATATGTACATACATCCGGCTCTTGGAACTGCTCTTTATAATCGCATTCTTACTGGTATTCAAGCTAATAACTTAACTCCGGCAGAGGTTACCTTAATCAATGACTATATAGCAGACACTTTGGTTTATTATGTGTTAAGTGAGTTGAGTGTAGAGTTAAATTATCAATTCTATACTAAAGGAGTGGTACAAAAAACTGGAGAGAATACAAATCAACCATCAATGCAAGATTTGTTAGATATTTCAGCAAGGTACAAAACAAGAGCAGAGTTCTATAAAGAGAGATTAATCAATTATTTAAAATACCAAGCATCAATAGGTAATTTACCTTTGTATATTAATCCAGGAAGCACGATTGAAACGATACTACCGGATAATGACGCATATACAAGCTCTATATTTTTAGATGATTGTTACGATTATAAACATAAAAGAACATTTGAAGAGAAGTACCAAGGAAACATTTATAGAAACTGCAACGATTGCTAATGGCAAAAAATTATAACAACAAAAATGTTGAGAAGTTAAAACTCTTCTTGGCTAAAATTGAAAAAAATGACACTAAACCAAGTAATACAAACAATAAGCTCGTTAGGGGAAAGTCATAAGCAAGTTAAAACTGTATTCTTTGGGGATACGTTTGACTTTTTAGAGCAAGGGGATAACAACTATCCGGCTATGTTTTTCAACATTGCTAATGGCTCTATAAGTGGCAATGTAATGACTTTCAATGTTGAGTTATTTACTTTGGATAAAACTTTGCAAGACCAAACCAATGTAGAAGATGTAAAAAGCGACTGCATTCAAATAGGTGGAGATATTCTTTCAGCTTTAAAATACAATCAAGATATTCGTTTAGGCGATGTTACTTTTGATGTGGTTGAGGAGCAAACTCCGGACTATTTAGGTGGAGCAAGATTTAGCTTTACTTTGGGTGTAGATTTTGTATATAACGAGTGTCAAATTCCTAATTAATCCTATTTAAAATAAAATACAATGGCAAATTTTAAGAGAGAAACGAATGATCAAGCAGCTGGAGCGTTAAGTATAACAAAATCCGATAGTACTGTTCTTGATTTGACTGGTGGTCTTTATATTGGGACTGGTGGAGATGTTGCAGTAACTATGGGTAATGGTGGAGTATTCACATTTAAGAATGTGGCTAATGGTACTTTCATGCCTATCCAAGTTATTAAAGTAATGTCTACTAACACAACTGCTTCCGATATAATCGCTTTATACTAATGCTGAACATAATAAAAAATACAATTAATAGAGTATTTGCATCTGGGGTGGACTCAGATGCATCTGCTTTTATTACTGCTACCGGATTGAGTGGTACAACACAAAAATCTGCTATTACTACTTTAGTAAAGGACTTAAAGAGTTCTGGCTTATGGAGTAAGATGAAAGCAGTATATCCAATGGTTACGGACCAAAGAAATCTTTATCAATATACTGAAGATTTTACTAATGCAGTATGGCAGAAATCTGGTATAAGTGCAACTGGAGATACAACAACTGCTCCTAATGGTACTTCAACTGCAGATACTTTACAAAATAGCAATACAAGTGGATATGTAAGACAACAAAATTTAATATTATCTGCTGGTCAATATACACAAAGTTGTTATTTTAAAAAGAATAACAATAATTGGGTTGCAATATATACAAGTGATGGTGGGGCAAATTATGCAATTGCTTATTTTAATGTTAATACTGGTGTTGTAGGCACTACTTCTGCTATTGGTACTTTTAGTGCTGCTTCATCTTCTATTGAAAATGTTGGAAATGGCTGGTATAGATGCTCTTTAACATTTACAAAACCATCTACCGGAGCTACAGAGGTTTCTACAATTGTGCCAGATGCTGATAATTCATTTAGTAGAACAGTTGGACAAAATACTTTTGCTTGGGGTGGTCAATTAGAAACAAGCACTTTAAGTATATATCAACCTATTCTAACTACTCCAGCTGCATTTATGGCTTCTCAAATGAAGTACAATCTTAAAGATGCAAGAGATTTAGATGCAGCATTCCGTTTAACTTGGTCTGGAGGTTGGACTTATTCTGCTACTGGTGCTACTCCTAATGGGACTAATGCTTTTGCGAATACTAATTTAGTTCCAAATACTGCTTTAACATTAAATTCAACTCATTTAAGTTTCTACTCAAGGACAAATCAAGCTGCTGGTAATATATATGAATTTGGTGTTAGCCCTGATCCAAGTGATTTACCTTTAATGTTATTATCTGCAAGATTTACTGGAGATTTAATTAGGTCAAGCCAATACGATTATAATTTAACTCAAATATATACTGCGAATGCAGATAGTACTGGTTATTATTCTAATACAAGGACATCAGTAAATTCACACAAGGTATATAAAAATGGAGCTTTATTAGCTACAAATACTGTTACTTCTATACAAGCATTACCATATACTCAACCTATGTATATGAGTGCTGGTAACTTTCAAGGTACTGCAAATAGATTTTCTGCTAAACAAGTAGCATTTGCTACAATAGGTAATGGCTTAACTGACCAAGAAAATCAATTGCTAAATCAAATAACTGAAAAATACCAAGTAGCTTTATCTCGTGGTGTTCAAGCAGCTCAATCATTTTATTATAACTCTGCTTATTCTAACGAAGCTAATACTTACTTATATTCTACTCAAATAACTGGTACTACTCAAGTAAGTGCTATTAATACCTTAATCAATGGGTTAAAAGCAAATAACTTGTGGGCTAAAATGAAAGCAGTTTATCCTTTTGTTACGGATAAAACTTTACAAGCTGATATGGCTGCTCAAATGAAATTCAACCTTG